CCAGCATCAAACTCGTTCTTAGGCTGTGAGCCTGGTCCACTTGGACCTTGTGGTGAACTTGGTGCTGGTGCACTTGGTGCACTTGGTGGAGCCATTGCCATAGCCATTGTTGCAACCTGAGTTGCTACAACTGCTGCGACAACTACATCTTGTGAGTCTTCTCTTTCTTCTTCTGTCATGTCAGCACCTAATTGACCAAGTGCCTCTAAGGTTTGACTTGGGTCTGAGAATAACTCTCCTATTAAGGCTGCAGGGTCTGATAGTTGCTCAAACACAACAGCAACACCTGCTTCTAATTCGACACCTTCACGGTATTCAATAATTTGATTTTCATCTAATTGTTCTAATAGTTCTAATACTTGTTCGTCAGATAAATTATCTAATAATTCTGCTACTGGCATTACTTCATTTACTTCATAGTTTTCCAATAATAATTCTGTAATATTTTCTAATTGCTCATTAGAAATTTCTTCTTCATTAACTATTAATTCATCAATAGCATTATTAATTTCTTCTTCAACTGATATAATTTCTTCTAAAGGAGTTGGTTCAGGTGAAGGTTCGATTACAGGTTCTGGTTGCGGCTCTTCTGTCACTTCTGGTTCTGGTTCCTGTGTCACTTCTGGTTCTGGTTCGACAACTGGCTCAGGATCTTGAGTTGGCTGAACTGGATCAGGATCTTGAGTTTGAGTTGGAGTAGGCTCAGGGGTTGGTGTTAAAGTTTCTGTAGGCGTTGGTGTAGGTGTTGGCGTAGGTGTTGGTGTCTCTGTTGGTGTAGGCGTTGGTGTAGGGGTTTCCGTAGGAGTTGGTGTAGGAGTTGGTGTAGGAGTTGGTGTAGCAGTTGGAGAAGGTGTTGGACTTGCTACTGGTGGCTGAGTAATAGTTTGAACACTTAATGGTTGAATTGGCCCATTCTGAGTATATCTAGCACCATATCTTGCGTTAGCAGGTGCGTTAGCACTTACTTCATAAGTTGGCGTCCATGTATAATTTATTGGATTTACTTCTGCTAACATTCTTATATAGATTGGATTTCCAGAACTTTGTCCCCATACCATTACCTTCCAATCTACACATATAGAAGTTGCCGTAGATCCATATCTAACATATAAATTATTTCCATAACCCCATCCTGGACTCCATCCACCTGCTGCACTATTTGGAAATGCATGATAATCAAAAGATCCAATTGATATAGACGGAGTAGGTGGATAGTCCCAAAATGTATAATCTCCTACACCAAATGTAATAGTTCCTTTTGGACTTACATAAATATTATTTGTATAAACTGTATCTCCCCATTTAAGTGGAGTATTTAAATTCATCAAGAATGCTTGGTCGCCACCGTTTACCTGATAGGTATCACATGGTGCAGCGGCTGCATTAGCAGTTTGTGGCACATAAGAAAAGAATAATGCTAAAAGCATGGGGGCTAAAAGCATTATTCTTATTTTAGTTCTTTTGGACAATTCTCCGATCTCCAGGGTAAAACATATTACACCCTTACTATTTTAACATTATTTTGAGTTATAAATGTTATTTTTTAGCAGGTGGCAATGCATTTACACCGAGAATGTTTGAAGGATCTAAATCTTGTCCTGCAGACCAACGAATGTTATTTCTCATTTCGAAATGTAAGTGAGGACCAGAAGAGTTGCCAGTGTTACCTGATGCACCAATTCTTTGTCCTGCCTTTACAACATCTCCAGCCTTTACATCAAGTTTAGAAAGATGTGCATAAATTACCCATCCGCCTTCAACTTTTTGCACTGCTTGAATGCCATAAGATTTTCCCCAGTTTGCTGGTTCAATTTTTCCGTCTGCAACTGCAATAATTTCTGTTCCTTCTTTGCATGCGAAGTCGACACCAGTATGATAGCCTTTTGACCACATCTTTCCTAGTTTCTTATAGTGTGTTGTAATTTTTCCATCTTTAATTGGTAATCCCATTATTAATATCTCCTTATAAAATAAAATAGGAGGGCAGTTTTACCTACCCTCCTTTTATTATACTATCCTATTAGCCCCAAACAGTTGCTGCACCTGGTGCTGCTACTACTGTTGCTGCTACTGGATTAGCAGTTTTTTTAGTCAGATATACACCAAGATCTGATGCATCGATTTCGTATGCATGACCATTGGATCCATCGTTCTTTTTAAATTCACGGTATTTCATCTTACCTTGAACAATTACTTTATCTCCCTTTTTCAAGGTAGATGCTGCATATTCGCCAAGGCTTTTCCAGACGGCTACATCATAAAAATTTGTATCTCCGTCTTTCCAACCACCATTGCCATCAGACATTCTGTCTGTGCATGCGATGCGTAACTTTGTTAAGGCACCCTTTTCAAATGTTTTTACTTCTGGGTCTTTAACTAGATTTCCTACTGCTGTTATTACTTGTGGCATTATTTTCTCCTTCTTCTCTGTGCTCTATCTTCTGGTGTTTCTAAATCTAGGACTGGGTCAATTGCCACAACCGCTCCTAGACTTTCAAGTGCCTTCTTTACATTCATCATGTATTGAACACACTTAAATCTTTCTGACTCTGTGTAGTGTCTCCACTGACTTTCATAGAATCTTATAGTTATAAAAGTATCGTAGTCAACAATTGCTGCTCTAAATTCTTTAGGTGCTGGAATTGACTTAAATGCTTTTTGCATTTGCTCTGTATACATCACTTCTGCTTATCCAATGTTATACCAGACCATGTTTTAAACCATGTGTCATTATTCTTATGCTTGTTAAATTCTTTTGATATCTTTCCGTTTTCAAAATAAACCCCACCCCAAACGCCCCACTCTTGATTACTGACTGCGTAAGCAAGGCATTGTCTTTGTGCTGGACATTGTGAACATAATGTATCAACACCTTCTGCCACCAACGGATCTTCTTCATACTTTTCAAAGAATAAGTTTGTGTCCATATTAAGACACGATCTATTTTCATCAAACTTGTACATGTGTAATAAACCTGTCTGGAATATTCCACACACCATATGACACCATATCAAATCTATATTGTGTCATCCACTTATTATTTCTAAACACACCATCTTTAGTATAGTATCCATCATCATTGGTATACGCAACTACTGTCCAGTTATCCCATTCCATATCTGGATTAGAACTTATGATTTGTTCCATTTCGTCTATGCTATTAACTGTCTTCATATTCTTCTTCCTCTTGTCCAAATTGTGCAAATGTCATAACCAGTGAAACTATTATATTAAAAATTCCCATCAATGTAAAGCCTATTTGATTACTGTAATATCCATAAATTATGTATACAACTTGTAATATTAGCCACAGAGATATTGTTAATAGAATAGTTTTTACAGACGTTCTTGAAAATAATAATGTTATTGATAGTAACGATAGTGAGTTAATTAAAAATATAATTAATGACCACGTATTAGTATCTAAAAATTCCAACTTCGCACCCTTCTATATCTTGTGCTGCCTTACACATTCTTGATACTGGATCGTTAGGTAAACTAAAAAATCCAAAATAGTTTACACTATGAAGATTTTCTGCGACCCATCCATGGTTAACTTTGTAGAAAGAAATCTTAAATCCTTTTGTTTTTAAAAAGTGTTCTGATGAATTACAAAATGCTGCTGTAAAGTTATTGATTTTATGAGGTCCTAGTGACCACACTTGAATGTCGCTATCTACAGTTGGCGTAGATAAAGCAACACCCATTGCTCTCATAAAAACTTCATAATCAGAAAACCCTTTGGTTCCCTCTACTGCGATAATCACTTTATATCTCTATTCTTTTCATTGTTGAGTTATCAATTTTTCCATTAATAACATCAGCGTAATATATCTTACTATCATACACCCACTGGGCTTTGTTGTCAATAACCTCTATATTAACAATTTCTGGTTCTCTTTCTGATAATTTGTTTATCTTGTATCCTGTATATAATATAGAGCAAGTAAAAAACACTAAGGTGTAAATCAACTGAAAATTATTCATCTATTTTAAACTATCTATGATCTTTAAAAGAGACTTCATCTCTTTATCTGACATTGAAAAAACATCAATGACTTTGGCATTTTTAATATCTATACTTCCGTTAGGACGAATTGATGATTCGTAAACTTTGTTGTCATTCACCCAATATGCCTTGTCATTTACGATAGCAAAACTAGTTTTTATCTTTGATAAAAATTTTGCTGTTTGATTTTCAAATTCACTAATTACTGGACTCTGTGGTATTTTGAGCATTTCGTCTACTGTCTGCAATTGACTGAATTTCAGCAATTTGTTTTTCAGCAGTTGCCTTATAAAGTAAAAATTCATACTCAAGTTGGCTGCACTTGTTCCTGTAATAATTAAGCATAACTTGTAAAGTATCTTCTGGGATTTTATTTCCATTCATTACAACTCCGTTTCCTTTATAATATTCTATACTATTTAGAAGCCGTTGTCAATATCTTTTTTAAGTTCAAACGCTGATCCATACCAGACTGGGTCGTTTGATTTTTGTGCTCTAACTCTTTGTATAGCATTCCATTTTGATCTAGCCCATGCATATCCAGAGTCTCCACCCCAAAGAAGCCATGCAATTTTTCCATTGGATGGTCTTTCTGAGTTATTCCAATCTTTACCCTTTTTATCTACTTCATGACGAGAAAAGAAAGAGTACATTCTTGCTACTGTTTCTGGACTTAATTCTTTTCTATTTGCTAAGTCTCTTGCACGAGCAACACCAACTGCTGTGCCACCTCTTCCAAACTTACGTCTTAATTCTAGCCCTCTACGTGCATTATTTGCCATAGACTCTGTTGGTCTTAAATCTAAATCTTCTATTGATCTCTTTGTCATTTCATCATCCATTATCATGTCTGTATTTACTCTAGAATTTGGAACTACAGCAAATCTACAATTACCATTTTCTTCAATTGGAATAGATAAAATCATACAAGAATTTTCTGATTTGTGAAGTGCACAATTGCCACATTTAATTCCTATAGATAGGTTGTCGTTTTGACTACCATCAACATATCCAACCCAGATTCCTTCTGCTTTATCTAGTGGACCTACTTCATCTGCTAATTCTAATAATTTATTTGCTAAAACTTTTTCTGGTTCTGGTAATTCTTCATATAAAGACTGACCTTCCCATCCTTCTGCTTTTGTCATGTCTGGGCAGCAATCTGATTTAGTTACTGGAACACAGTTTGGAACCATCTTTCCATCTTTTCCAGGTTTCATACCACGTTGCACATATCCATCCCAACATGGAGATTTTTTACCCATATGCTCTGGACAATTTTCTTTGTCTTCACACTCTTCTAAAGAATGTGGCTTTGTATTTGGGGTATCTTCATTAGTAATTACATCATCATGTGATTTTTTAGCCTGTGCTTCAGCAGCATACAAGGCTCTTTGTTGCTCGATTGCCTTTTTACGTGATGGGTGGCATCCGTGTGATCCAGATGGACCAACTACTGCATAACCCTTGCAACCACCATAGTTTCTCTTAATATCGTAAGGCATAACTAAATTATACCACCGTTATCGTAGTTGAGCATGTTCTCTAAAAACATTCTTTCTTCATCTTTTAAACCATCAAGTATGGCTGGATAGTCTATGTCCTCTTTAAGCATTACCAAAGGACCTTCGTCCTCAAATTTAATTTCTACATATCCCTGATTCCATAGATCAAAGGCTATTTGATTTATAAATTTCATATGTTCTTCAAAGAACTCTGGAATAAGTTCTTTCATCTTAGGAGTAATGGTATATGTAAAAGAGTCTATTTTTGAGTCATACCCCGAAATTTCTATAGCACCTAATTCAATCATTAATTCTAAAAATCTATTAACATATTCTTTCTGTTCTTCACTGAAGTCTTCCATATCGCTCATATCAATCTGAACCCACCATTCCAGTTGTTTAGTGACCTTCCAGCAATTCTTTCTTTTTCATATCCGTAGTCATCATCTCTGATAGAGTCATTGTCTACCCCACCTCTTGACCATGTATGAACCTCTACTTCTTTTATTCTGTCCTTTTGTGACCTGCTAATAGCATTATAAACAGAGCCACACATAGCATCTGCCAAGTCCTTTGACTTTTTACGAGGATGGTCTACTCTATTACCCATGATTCTTAATTCAAACATTTCTTCTAAAAGTATGTCTATATGTGGTGCTTCAACTCTTTCTTCGTAAACAAGCATTGCCAAGTCTTCATAATGCTTTTTTGCAACAGATAGTGTTTCAGTTTTTATACCCACCTGTTTTAATTCATTTTGAATATCAAAGGATTGCCAACGATCAAATGTAACTAGTCCAAGATTAAAACCCTGTCTTCTTAAATCAATAATCCAATTCTTAACTTCACTTAGATCAACTGGACCTTCACGTCTTGGCTCCCAGTATGCGATAGCATCAACAACAACTAATGGCATAACCTGTTCATAGTTATTGAATGACTGAACACTAACCCACTTTTCAACATGTGCAATAGATACTGCACACTTATCATGTTTTTGTGCTAAGTCAGCGTGAACAAAATATTCAACATCCTCTTGTGGTTTAAAATTAAAATCAAATCTTCTATTGTTGTCTAATGGGTTATGTCTTGACAGTGCCTTTTCGACTTTAGTTCTATCCTTAAAGAATGCATCTGATGAAACTGTAGGCATACAAGCAAAACGCATTAATGCATCTGACTGATCTGTAAAGAATGCTATTTTAAAGTCTTCAATGCTTCTTGTGGGATTCATTTCCCATGTAGGTCTTCTTAATGCAAATACTCCAGGATATTTGTAACTAAGAATGTTATCCTCTTCCCACTCAATTGTAAATTTATTTGTTGGATCATCATCAGAAAGTGTTGGGTTAATTATGAATTCGTGTGTTCTAAGACCAGTTTCTTTTTCTGCAACAACATCTTCATATCTTTGTGAAATAAAGTCACCCTTGTATCTTGGAAATGAAAGAAGAATTACCTTTCCAAAGTCTGGGAAACGTGAATCAACAGAGCCTCTAAATGCTTTATATAAGTTATCTGCTGTCTTTCCTTGATCGTTTCCAGTTCCTGTTTCCATAGCAAATCCAGAAATTTCATCAAGAACGGCAAGCATTAAGTTTAAACCTTCTGCAGACTCTCTTTCTGAGTGTCCAGAATAAACTGTAATTGCTTTGTTAAATTCTATGTTATCTACCTTTGCTTCATACTTTCCCGCAAACCAGGGTGAGCCTTCAATCTTTGATTTAAATCCTTTAAAGAATACGTTCTTTGCTTGTTGTGCGTTTACTGCAACGTTAATTAAATCTATTGCATCGTTCGATGGTTTCCCAAAATACCTCGATGGATCTTTGAGGCATAAAAGTTTATAGACAATATAAGCACAGCCAATGGTAGAAGTATGATCTTTACCACTACCTTTTCCACACATAAGAATAACTTCAGACTTGGTGTATTTTTTATAATGGTCACTTCCCTTTTCCTTTCCTAGCCATCTTTCAACATCTTCTTTTTTAAAAATTTGACTCATACATTCTACAAGTGTATATTGATACTCAGAAAGTTCTGGTTGATTTAAATAATCTTTTCCAGTAACAAATGTTCTTACATCTACAGGATCTTCTTCAAATGGACTTTGATCAAGTGCCTCTATAAAGTCACTAAAATCAATCGGTGTCGGAGTCAATTATAACTACCTCCGTTTGAATCTCAGACAATCTACGCATTATTTCTTCACGGACTTCTGGATGTTTTGAGGCAACTTCTTTTAATATCTTCATTAATACTTCTTGCTTTCTTTCCATTTCAATAATTTGTTCTGCTATTTCTTTATTATCTAGCAGTCCTGCCTTTTGTAGCATTTCAAGTCTTTTACTTTCAATATCTGCTATTAGTTTAATAGCGGTTGTTTTGGCTGTAAGATTTGCAGTAGAGTCTGCAGCGTCAATAACTTCATATGTTTTTTTAATTAAAGATGAGTAATGTTGGTCAGCACCAGCAAGTGCTTCCTTAGCACGTGCATGAATGGCCTGGTTATTAGAGACCATTGAACGCCAGTCATTTAGTAGGTTTAAAACTTTTTGACGTGGTATAACTAAATCTTTTGATATTTGAGAAGCATCAGATCCTTTAAGATACTCTGCTGCAACCTGATTTACCAAGTCTAAATGTTTTACTAAATCATCGTTCATTGTCTAGTGTCCTTAATAATACAAGATATCCAATAAGGTCTAAGATAGTATCTTCAGATGCATATTCTTTACCCTTATGGATTCTATTAAGTTTATCATCAATACGAATATAAATTTGTTCTTTGGGGGTAGATTTACTAAATATATTAATAGGATGACTATATGAACTACCATATGAATTATTCTTATTAATAAGTAGTTCTGCTATATCTAGACATTCATCTAATATCTTTCTACCCGCAGGTGCTTGGGTTGAGATATCACGAATAAACTTCATGCGATCTTCAAGTTGTTTTTCAAAATCTGGATACTTATAATCTGCCATTTTTACCTCTTCGACTTTCTAAGGCCAAACTTGGCAAGATATACGTATATAGTTTCAACAGATGTTCCACACTCTTTTGCAATTTGTTCAGGACTTTTCTTATCAACTTGATACCTTTTCTTTAACCAAACTTCACTTGTATATAACTTCATTTTACCACTACCCCTTGCCCTTGTCAAGATTATGTGGTTGATCTACCAGTTTATGCCAATTTTCAGATGCATACCATCCAATTGCAATTGAGTCGGCAACGTCATCATCGTCAACTTTTAAATCAAACTGTATATTAACTTTATTTATAGTTCTTGTTTTTCTCATTTCTCTTTCTCTGGCTTTATAAAACGAATAAGATTTATCGTGTCCATATAGATCTCTAATAGCAAGTTTTTCTTCTTTTTTAAGTCTACCGTTTCCTATCCAAGATTGCCAAGATACTGGCGAGCATGAAACTATTGGTGCCTTATTAAACATTTGGCTTGCTCCAAGTATTGCACCCTGAACTAGTGATAGTGTTATTGCAGTATTTTGTGAGTTAGTATAAATTGCTGACTCAACAACTATTGCATCAATCTTAAAGTCTTTTAGAAACTGACTAATCTTTCTAGTAGCATCGCCAGTTCTTTCGTATACGTGATTACCATGAAAGTTTACCTTGCCATATTTAATTAACTCTCTTTCTGAGAACAAAGAAAATGCCATTGAGTTAGTAGAAGCATCAATAGCAAGTATAGTTTTTGGGTTACCAATATACCTTAATTTAGTTTTGCTCATAATCAAAAAAATCCTTTATCTCTTTCAAAGTTTTATCTACCTTTTTCCAATTTACCAAACATTGATCACAAAATGACTCATCGTTATATATGTTAAGCAATGTTCCACAACCACCTGCACATCTTCTATCCTTGCCAACTCTTTCTTTGGCTTTGGTTAGTTTATATCTTTTAGTAATCTTTTCTTTGGTTGCCAAAGTTCTACACTCAACACCGCAATAAATTTGATTTTTGCTTTTTGTTTCAAACGCCTTATCACACCACTCGCAGTGTTTTGTTGTCATTCAAAATCTTTCCTCTTTTCAATTTTTATGACACCCTTTTCTCTAGAGTCACAAACCTTTTCTAATGGACAAGCAGCACACATCTTAGTTCCCTGTCTAGAAATTCTTTCTGGTAACTGTTTATCTTCAAATGCTTTTCTAACTCTAATCATCCAATCAAACATTTTGTTTACTGATTCAACATCTTCGCTAGTTGGAACTACTGGAAGTGTTAATATTTCATGAGTATTTTTATTTTCATAAACAATAGCACCTAATGAATAATTTAAAATCTTCATATACATTAGTAGTTGCATTCTATTACTCTTGCTTGGGCTATTTGTTTGTTTTCTATACTCAAATGCTGTATCATTTGTTGTTTTGATTTCTATTAAAACATCTTCATTATCAATGGTAAAAAGGCCATCGCAGTATCCATAGATAGGAGGGTTGTCATATTTAACCTCTTGTTCTAGCCATTTAACTATTCCTGTTTTTTCTAATGCCTTGCCAATTCTTGTATGAGCATCTGTTCCAGACTGCATGTTAGCAATACTTGGACCATCATTCTTATTTTCAAACTCATTGCCTTCAAATGCTAAATACCAGTATCTAGGACAAGTTCCTTCGTTCCAAACTAACTTAGACGGAGCAAATGAATACTTTTTAGAGTAGGCAGGTTTATCTGCTGTATTTAATAGATATCCATTGTTGATAGCATCTGTTATTTTTTTTAAATCTACAGTTCCTGTATCAACCTTTTTAATAATCTTTTGTAGTAGCGTTTTCGCCATTAGAAATTCCTCACACTGTATTTAAGGGCATCGACCAGTTTGTCGGTTGCTTCTCTTACTGCATAGTACATATTTTTCTTTGATCTATCATCTTTTTTAACATGTGAATACCATGCAGCCAACATTGCAAACTTTGCTGAGTAGGCTTGCAATTGGGTAATCAATAGCGTTGCTTTTGCAGCAGGCACATCTGGGTTTGCTATTAATTTTGCTACGACAGTGAGGGTCTTGGTAAACTCCTCATCACTCATATACTCTGACATCTCATTAAAAGATGTTAACTTATTTAATAACTCTACTGTTGTTTCCATTACTCTTTTTCTCTTAACTGTTCAAATACTTCCCACTCAATTATAGCAAGTCTTACCTTTTTATGCTTTGAACCTAGAACTACCATAAGTGCTGGATTCTTTTTTCTATCCACTCTCATTGTGTCTGACACAATTTTTGCCCATGAGTCTTGGCTGATGGAATAGGATTTAGAATACTCTTTGACATCTACTACGAAGTCATCCAGTGATCCATCAGCCTTGACTGGCCCTCTACCTGAATTAACGTGTGGCTTTGCACCAATACGTTTTAGTTCAGAACGCTCGCTCATTAATATCCCTTCTGTGGAAAAGTTACTTTTGATAAGTGCTTTTGAGAGCACATCCAAGTAAGATCTCCTTTTTCTGCATACATTCTTGCTTTAGGAACTATTTCTTTGCATGTATGGCAAACAAACTTACCATTATATAAAGTATAGTTAGGCGTTGATTGTTGATTCAAGTTCTTTTAGTTTCTCTGGATTTTCTTTTAGATATTCAATTACTTTGGCTCTACCCTGCAATCTTTCACCTAAGACCGTATACCAAGCCCCACCCTTTTCAATGGTTCCTAGAAGTTCTGCTGTATCTACAAGATCGGCTACTTTGTCTACTCCGATTGTGTCGCCTTCAAAATAAAAGTCATATTCGCCAGCAAGGAATCCTGGGCCAGTTTTATTAAAGTCAATATGCCAATTAACTTTTCTGCCTACTTTTCCTTCAATTAATTTATCTCCAACTGCAATCTTTGACTTTAGTGCATTGTTATCAGAATCACTTGACCATAGTTTTACTACAGTGCTAGAGAAGAACTTGACTGCTAAGCCTCCTGTTGGCATGTGTGACGCATACATTGCACCAATATTATTTCTTAATTGAGATATTAAGACTAACAGTGTTTGGCCATCTTGATTATTAGCATAGTTAAGCATCTTAACAGCGTTAGTCATATCCTTTGCTTCAGCACCAATTTGTTTGGTATTTTCTAAAGCCTTTAATTCATCTGAGTCTTTTTCAAAATAAATAGCAGGCAATAGAGCAGATATAGAATCTACAATAATAATATCTATCTTTGCCTTCATTAGTTGAGTAGCAACATCAACCATATCATTAATAGTCTTAGCAGCAGAGTATACTAATTTATCTGTATCTACCCCAAGTTTTTTAGCCCATTCTGGATCAAATGACTGCTCAGCATCAATCCAGGCACATAGTTTGCCTTCCTTTTGTGCTTCACCAATCATCTGTAAGCAGAATGAAGATTTACCAGCAGATTTGTTTCCCCAAATCATTACTTGTCTTCCATATGCAAACCCACCTTTGAGTGCATTGTTAAGACTTATGCTTGGTGTCTTTTGTTTTTTAACTTCAACGTCTGTTGCATTACTTAATCTTTTTCTTAGATTAGGATCTAGTTGTGACAGAAATTCTTCTATCTGTATTGACATTATTTAACTACCTCATTCAGTATCAATGAACCATCATCTGATTTGCCAAACGTGAGTTTAACTGCAGTTCCTGGTTCGCATTTCATATATCCCTCAGAAAATTGTCTAGGGAAAACTATAATAGGTTTCATTTCTCTATTTGCATCTACTACAACCATACTTGCCATTTTCTTTCCAGCCTTAGTTACTCTAGGCTTAAATGATAGCACATAATACTCTTCTCCGCTATATGGCAAAGATTTATAATTTAAGAACTTAACTAAACTATTAGTTGTAAAATTCTTTATTTCATCTATTTGTATTGCTTCCATAATTCTGTTTGATCCAATTAAAAATATATAAGTCTTACCTTGCTCAATCTTGGTATCTTCGTCATCGAATGCACCAACCATTCCAGTAGCATCCATTACTTCTACCCTTGACCAGCCTTTTCCTCGTTTAATATTTTTTACTACACCCATTAATATGAAAGCACCTTGCTCATCATAGTCTTCAATATCGTCTATGTATGCATAGTAATGTGGAGGCACGCTTGTAGTAAATTCAGGTAAGTTTAAATATTCGTATAAGTTTTCCTTTACAACCTTTTCATTTCTAGGATTGTCAGGAAATGTCAAGGCACCAATTGCGTTTAGTGCTTCCACTGCTCTAACGTTAATACCACTACCTTTTTTAGAAGCAATGCTTGCAAAGTTAGAATATGAATTGTATGGTCTATATGAAATTATCTTTGATGCAACATTGTCAGATATCCATTTAACAGAAGATAGGCCCATTCTAATACCTTTTCCTTCAATGCTGAAGTCTGAGTTTGACTCATTAATATGTGGGAGTTTAACAGAAATATTCATTCTTTTTGCTTCAATTAGATATTCTGTTCTAGCATCTTTATCTTGTTCATTCTTTAATAAGCAATACATAAATTCAATTGGATAGTAGTATTTTAACCACGCTGTCCAGTATGAAAGCATTGAGTATGCTACTGCGTGAGACTTATTAAATGAGTATCCAGCATGTGCTTCGAAGTCTTGCCATAATGCTTCTGCAACAAACGGCGTAATGTGTTGTTGTGCACCAGTAACGAATCTATCTTTGAATTGATCAAATTCTCTAGCGTCTTTTTTCTTACCAATAATCTTTCTAACTTTATCTGCTTCTGCCATTGTCATTCCACCAAGATGAACGCAAGCCTGCATAACCTGTTCTTGGTAAAGAATACATCCATATGTATCCTTTGTAAACTCTTGCATAATTGGGTGAACATATTCAATCATTGACTTTCCATGTTTTCTTGCAAGATACGATTTACCAATTGTGTTCATAGCACCTGGTCTTACTAAAGCATTGGAAGCGGCTAGTTCATCTAGATTAGATACGCCCATCTTTACAAGCAAGTTTGTATACGGAGTTGCTTCACACTGAAACACTCCTTTTGTTTTGCCTTCTGAAAGCATATCGTATACATGTTTATCGTCTAAGTTTATATCTTTTAGTTTTATATCAATCTTATGTCTTTGCTTAATAGTTTTTATTGTTTCATCAATAACAGTTAAAGTTTTTAATCCAAGAACATCTAGTTTGATCAGACCAATACTTGCTGCCTCATCCATGTCAACTGCCACTACTGGAATTCTATCTTTGGTTCCAGGTGCCAGTCTTGTTTCCATTGGTGCATACTTAAAGATTGGTTCTTTGGCTGTTACTACACCAGCAGCATGGATACCAGTTCCACGAATTCTACCTCTCATTTGTTCTCCATACTTAACTACTTCTGGATACTTCAATCTAAACCATTGTGCCTGTTTGCTTGTAGTAAATTCATCCCAATCATCAACGTGCTTTAATACTTTGTTAACATCAGACAAAGGAATATTAAATGCTCTAGATACGTCTCTTACAATACCCTTTCCTCTAAATTCTAAGAAGGTAGCAATTGATGCAACGTTTTTATATTCTTGTTCTAAATGAACCTTTAATTCATCACGTCTTGAGTCTGCAATGTCAGAGTCAATATCTGGAAAGTCATTACGCTCTGGATTGATAAACCTAAAAAATAGTAGTCCATATTTTATTGGATCAACATCTGTAATTCCAAGTGCATAACATACAAGTGAACCTGCTGCTGATCCACGACCAGGTCCAACCAATATTCCCTGCTCTTTGGCCCAGTTAAGCATATTAGATACGATTAAGAAGTATGGAGAAAAGTTTTTATCTTTAATAATATCTAACTCTTCTTGCATTCTTTCTTTGTATTCTGGAATATCGTATAGTCCCTTTTCTGTCATACCCTTCAAAACCAAGTCAACAAGACCCATGTGTGGATCATCTATTTTAGTAGGCAATAGGTCTAGATTAGACTGAATATCATAATCTTCTACCTTGTCTGCAATTTCAATACTATTTGTATAAATATCTTCCCTAGTAATCCCTTGCATATTCATAGCCTGTTTCATCTCTTCGTATGAAAGTAAATGAATATCAAAAGATCTAAATGACATAGGTCTATCTGCACCATATAGGTAGTCAAGACGTTTCATAATATCATCTATCTTTTGAGACTTTTCAAACTTTGCCTCTTTGTCTAGTTTGGCATGAGTATTTAAAAGTAACATAATTTCTTGTACAACTTTTTGATCTGTTGTAGAATGATGACAATCAGGTGTAACGACTGACTTAATTTCCATAGAGTCTGCTAACTCAAGTAATTCTTTGTTTAGTTCTTTAGAGTTATGTGGCATTACCTCAACATAGAAGTCATCAGCAAATGTATCTTTAAACCACTTAAGCAATCTCTTTGCCTCTGCATATTCATTAAACTCTAAGGCTTTGGCAATAAGGCCAGACATACAGGCTGACAGAACAATCAATCCATCTTTATATTTTTCTAATACTTCAAAATCAATTCTAGGTTTTTTATAAAATCCTTCTGTCCATGCTATTTCATTTAATCTATTTAAGTTTTCTAGTCCTTGTTGGTTTTTAGCCAATATAACAATATGATTATAAACTAAGTCTAATGGGCTAGTTCTTTCTGATTTATCTCTATTGTCAAATCTATTAGTAGTTATATAGCCTTCTATACCAAGGATTGGCTTTATACCCTCGGCTTTTGCTGCACGATACATTGGACGATGTCCAGAAAGTGCACCATGGTCTGTAATGGCTATGGCTGTCATGCCGTTTTCTTTTGCACGCTTGCAATACTCTTCTGGAGTTGCAACACCATCCATAAGTGAATAGTGTGTATGAACGTGTAATGGAACGTAATTCAAGCCATAGCCTTTCAGATTAATTTACCACTCTGCTGCTGCAGTAGTGGTTGGATTATTAAATCCTAGATAGAATGATTCTTGTTCAGCATAAGGAAGTTCACGAACAACCTTATCTAAGTTGAATGCTTCTTGTGATCCCCAGTTAAATGGTTCTGAGTCTTGAGTTCCTGGAAGTAGGATATAGTTTGTTTCTGTTCCTTTTCCATTTCTCTTTAGTTTCCAAACCATGTTGCTGATGCTATTTGAGTCTGCAGCAAATTCACGAATTGTGCTAAATGTTGCACTCTTGCTTACACCCATGCTCCATACTGCTACTTTTGGTTCATCTGTTCCATTGTTTACTAATACGTTGCAATAGAAACGAAGACGTGCTCTCCAGCCACTCTTAGGTTCTTTACGATACATTTCGCAACCAAAGCATCTGCCTTGACTATCTGCAGTGCAAGCAGCCTTACGTTTATAATCTTCTGGATTTGTGTGTTCACTAATTACAATAGCAAGACCACGCTTTTCATCATAGTTTGGTGAGTCTGCATCTAGTTCGCTAACGAATCTTATTTGAACGCTTTCGCCATCATCTAATTTTAGCCAATTTACTTTGGCTCCGCTGTTTTCTACTTTTGTTTTATCAAGAACGGCTTCAATGTTCTTGAGTCCTTTTATAATTGACATACTGTTTTTCTCCTTAATAATTGCCCTGTAAATGGGCTTACTTTATTGTAGCATTGAGACAACTATGTTGTCAAATGAATGCACAAACTTTTTTAGATCATCAAATGAAAGATCGGACACATCTTTGTATCCATCTGGTAATTTAGCAACAATACACTTTCCAGCACCTAAATCTGTAATTAACTTATTGGACATATTCTGACCAGCCTCATCGTTGTCACCTAGGGCTATCACTTGATTAAAGTATTGTTTTAGCAATCTACGTTGTTCTTTTGATATTGTTGCTCCAAGAGTTGCGACTGCATGGCCTCCTGCTTGCTCTATCATTATTGCATCAAAAGATGACTCTACAACAAAAACCTTGTCTACTCTTTTATTTCTCCAAAGATTAAATAAAGTTTTGCTTTTAGGCAAGTCAGTTGAATTTTTAAATACTTTGCCTTCAATTGATCTTCCAACAAAACCAAGGTAGTATGCATCTGGTGAATGAACTGGTATTGTTATCATATCCTGATTCTCTGAATATCCTAGTTTATAGTTAATCGCACTATCTTTAGTAATTCCTCTATTTGCCAAGTATTGTTGTGCCCTGCTATTTGACATCAAGTTTTCGTGCAATTTATCTATTAAGTTTTCATCAAATCTTTTTAGTTCTTTTTTATTTTCTAACTTATCAGATAATTTATCTAGTAGATTTCTATCATCTTTTTTAGAGTCTATAAGTCTAACTGATTCAAAGTATGATCTTTTAGTTGCCTGCATTATTACTTCTTCTAGGTTCTTAGATTCTTGACATGAGAAGCACCAGAATAATCCTGTTTCTTTTGATACCTCGCCTGCTGGAGATCTTGTGTTATTATGAAACGGACAAAAGATCATTAAGTCATTATCTAGTTCATATTGTATATCTATGCCAGCGGCTACGAGAGTTCGTTTGACTTGCTCGTCTGAGTAATATGTGATTGTATTGGTGTGTTTTTGTCTATTCCTAATATCCACTTTGCTCTTTCTTTCCCAACATAAACTCCATATACTGATAGTTGAAACTCAAATGTCTTACCATTATACCCAACTGTGAAGTCTGGGTCAATATCATATCTTGGCACATAGCCGTGATTCTTCATCACTGATGTGACCATAAATACATATTGGTCTTTAAGTCTTACGATATGTGAATCATCGTATATTTCGCCTTCGAGACCAAACCGTTTAATAGGTTTGTGGCTGTACATACGATAATTATATCCTTAGATTATGATTTATCCTCAAAATCTTTGTATAAGAATCTACCAGAATCAAAGTCAACATCGATCATAAAGTCTCCAGAAAACCCATGCCTATTCTTTCTAAAAGCACATTCAAGAATTGTAGTTCCTTGTGCACGACCTAGTGCTAATACCCAATCAGCATCATAGGCTAATTGCTTAGACCATGCAACCTGACCAAGTGTTGGAACACTATTCATATCAGTTGCATCGTCTGGTGTTGCAGATGCAATGGCTACGATAGGAACTTGCTCACTAATTGCCAATACTTTTAATTCTCTAGAAATATTTTTAATTTTTACAACTTCATTATCTGTTGGAATGTTTGATTGCATTAATTGAATATAGTCTACAAATACTACATCTGGAGAATATTGATCTATCTTTCCTCTTAATACAGAAGTGGATAATTCTCCTACCCCATCGTTTGACACAATATAGAATGGTGGCATCTTAGATAGATGTTGATCACCCCAAAGCCTAAATGATTCTGTATCTACTTCTCCAGAAGATAGTTTTCTATGTGAGAACATTCCCTGTCCCATAATTGTGTAGACACGATTTCTAACTTCTGTCTCTGTCATTTCAAGAGATATAACTAGTGGCTTTCTTCCGTTCTTCCATGCTTGGACAGCCATAAAAAGTGCAAGCCAAGATTTACCAATAGCAGGATAGGCAAGAAGAATGCCAAACTGACCAGGAGTAATACCCGCTGGAAGATAATTGTCGAAACCTGCAAGACCTGTTTTAATGCCGTGATTACCTTTTTCATTTAACTCCTTAATGTATTCAAAATGTGTAATTGCGTCTTCAATATCTACTGCATCAACATCTCTGATATCTGCAGTAATCTTTTTTAATTCTGATGTTTTTGATATTAATGTATTTAGTGCTTCGTTTGGTTGGTGATTCTGTAATTGACTAGCAGATGACATAAGAACATTACTTAATGTAGACTCTAGAAATGCAGTTCTTAATTCCTCTAAATGATACTTTGTGTTGCCAATTTCTCCAACTGGAACAAAGTCTCTAAACTTTTCTAGAACTAGGTTTATTGTAGGTGTTGTTGAGTTTTGTTCACTGTAGTCTCTAATGAAGTGCCACACGTCTTTGTGGGTTCTGAACAATTGATCTGGGTTGGCCTGTAGCAAAACATATATTTGCTTATCTTTCAATACTGCTGAAAGAACCTTGGCCTCTAGTTCAGCAGACATTATTGCAACCACTCTTTCGCTTGTTTTCTCAACAGTTCTCTTACTCTGTCGTCTTCTTCTTTATCTTTTTTAGCCTTGTGTATTTTTTCTGCATTGTAAGCAAACCACTTCCACGTAGGACTTGCTGACACAGCAAAGTAATATTCTATCAGATCATAACAGCCTTGTAAAGTATAAGACTGTATCAAGGCATCTGCTGTCCATTGCTCAGCGTAGATATTCATAGAATCATCTAGGCCTTTTTCTTTAAGACGTTTCTTGAACCTAGTAAGCAATGCAAATTTCTGTTGCTTATTGGTCACTATTCTAGTTCTTTCTTTGCCTCATCTACTTTTGAGATAACTTGTTCTTCAACAAATTTGTATATTCTTTCAACTGCAGATTCTTTTGTTTCTTCACTTCTAACAAAATCAGTGCAACCAATGTCTACTCTTAAACTTTGAAAATTTCCAAGATTTAATGTATAGCCTAGCGTTACTGATATTTTAGTATCTTCTGACATATTCACCACGTTTCTTCTTGCCACACAGGGATGAACCGCCCATCCTCTGTTTTCGTATATAACATAATACCATCTCCCAATAAAGAACGCAAGTCCTTCTCTGAAAGAATATCTTTTGCAGGTGTTATTCTGCCATCTTTTCTAGGTTTGCCAATATGTATATTAGCCATAGCCTCTCTAATTTTATAAAGATCATCTTCTGAGTAATAAGACATAATCTGCCATTTTCTTTCCCCGCCTAATGAGGCACCAGTTGGTAGCGGAATAATGTTGTTACTCATCATTCTGTGAAATTGCATTCTAGATCTTTTAAATATCTTTATTGTGGTAGAAACTGTATATGCCTTTTTCCTATGTTTTTTAAAATCAGAATAAAGCATTGTTTGCTCTTTATCATATTTATAATTATAAAGTGTACATATGTTGTTAGGCTTATTTTTATGTACTATTTTTACCAGTTCATTATTTATAAAAAATATTACGCTACTGGCTTTTATAGAGGATTGCCTGCTATTCTGGCTCTTCTCTTCTCTACTTCCATTATCCATCTTATCTTTGCACCAAACTTTTGTGGATTGTGATACATATCTCTTTTACCACATCTTATACAATATAGTTCAAGATGATCGTGCGTTAGGAATACTCTATCCACGAGCATTTTTGCTGAGCATTTTCCGCATGCTAAGAGTTCATTAATATTCATAGTGAAAAATTATACCAGACTTTACGCTATTCCGATTGCTAGAACATTTATAATTAAACTTACTGGACCAGGTGTTCCAAATCTGATCTTACCTTTAACTGTATCGTTTGAAACGAGAGTTAAAACTAGATTAACATTGTCTCCAGCATTTGAAGATGTTGCACCTGCTGGGTTTAATACTGTTGCTGTTACCAATGGTGGGGTGTTAAAACCTTGTAGTGGAACTTCAAAATCTCTAGATTCACCAGAAATTACGTTTGGATAGGCTATTGTTGCTGAGTTAGCATAAAAAATAACCCTATTATTTGTTGTTCCTACACCATTAATTCTAGAGATATTAGTGCTTGTATTTGTTGTTGCCTTTTGTAATTCATAAATCTGGTTAGCCATTTCATAGATATAGTTTACATCTAGTGGCTGTCCACGTTCAGGTAATGATATTAGTCCCATAATCTCTCCATTATATCACTTACAGCGATATTGTGCCACTGTCGAATAATTTAAATAATTCTGATGTTGTTGGTGGTGTAGGGTATGTAGGAAGTTGTACCCAAACCCTATAACTAGTGGCCTCTGTTGGCACATTTATGCTTACATTGTTATTTGCCGTTCTTGTAAAGTATTGTAAATCCTCACCACTTAAAGATGTGAATACATCATATTCTTTATACTTGCTATCTGGAAGCCATGAAAAAGTTACGGTTGAACCTAGCGTTTGGGATGTGTAGTTAATTGATGCTGATACCTGTTGGTTTGGGCTATCTACTACAAATATAGGAGACCATTCTGAGATCTCATTTCTATCCTGTGTTGTTATTCTAAATCTAACTCTATGCTTTCCATCTATATTTGGATATGGAAGTTTTGAAAGTGGAATAAAGAACTTCTTATTTGATAAATTTGCCATTATACAACACTGATTCCGAACCTATATTCTACATAATTATTTGTATTTTCTAATTTATCAATAGGTTCTGCCTCTGTATTTTTAACTACGTTATATCCAATTAAAGAGTATAGAGGATTTTCTGCTGTTAGATTATCAATTCTAATTCCATCGTATATTATATAGTAGTCATTGCTAATATTATTTGTACCCGCAGCAAATGTAGAGACATATATTCTAACCATGTTGACGTTTGCCCAAGAGAAGTTAGGCTCTTTTTCAAACTCTGATATTTTTTTAGGTATTACTTTATATCTACTGTCTGCAAACGTTGATGCTGGCAAGGTGTACTTGGCTATTGCTTTAGGAACGCCATTATTGCTTCCACTTATGTTGTTGTAGAATTCCATAAGTATTCTAACATCTGGATTAGTTGATTGATTTGCTGTCTTACTTACGAGAGAAAATGCTAGTTTAATCTCATCATCTGGAAGGTTTTGACCAAAGTTAAAAAGGATATTGCTATTTTCAATATACCTTGAAGATGCTGATGTTGCAAATGATGAATTGATTGATGCAGTATTGGCATAAACCATTAATGCTCTATTCAAAAATCTTGGGGCCTCATATCTATCTGCCCTGTTTGTATTAGAAAATATATTCATGTCTGAGTTAATAAACAAAAAGTCTGGTGTCGAAGCATCAATACTTGCTGAGTTATTTTGAGAATCTACTGGTGAATTAACATAGGTAACTGCAGAAGCGTTTTGACCATCTGAATATACCCATGATTCTGTTGGTGCAAAGGTTATCATAAGTTTGCTATCGTATTGTCCAGCAACTGAATTTGACTCTGATGGGAATACGCCAAGTTCTGTAATTAGATATCTTTGATCTGTAGGCATTTCTGCTTTTAATACAAGTTTTTCTACGTTGCCTTCTTTAATAAATCCTCTTGAGATAATAGGGACACGGAACATTTCAAAGTCTAATGATTCTTTAGATGGTGAAATAGATGCTGATCCAGAGTTAAGTAAGGGTCTTGGGCCACATCCTGCTGCAATATATGAGGCAAAGGAAGGTGCTTGACCTAAAACATATTTTGCTATGATTTGTCGACCTTTATTAGTAATCATTATCTCACCTCTACAATTGTACCATTCGTGTCTATTTCTACCTCGACAATTTCATCAATGTCAATATTGTCTAATTCTATAACCAATGATCCATACTGGCCTATTGTGCTATCAAAATGAATGTAGTTTGGGATATTGTTATCAAATAAATAGTCTATAGATGGAAGTTTGTCTTGTAGTCTAATGGAGAATCCATTATCAATAGTAACGTCTGGTCTTTGCTTAGCAATTAAATATGAAGTATCTAATTTGCTTTTTAAATCAGCAACATTTGATATTACGTTATATTGTGGGTTTAAGCCATCTACTGTGTCATTCTTGACAAATTTAACAAGTTCGGTAGCACCTATTTGTTCAAATAAAACAGACGTAATTAATGCTTGGTCGGCACCATCTCTCTGTAGTGCTATTACGGCATCTCTATCTGGAACTTTTACAGATGTAGGAATAGATGGAGTGTATGGTATGTATCCACCAGTAGGATCTATGTTTAAATCAAGTGATGGTAAAGGTATAGTGGCTGTGTTTGTTTGATCCTGTATAATTCTTCTATTTTTCTTTTTCTTTTCTTTGCTTACCGTTCCAGCAAACATCTTTCCTCTTGCTTCATTTCTTATCTGTTCTGCAGACTTAGATGTAGCCATTACACCTCTGCTCATGTCTGTACCCTTTAAATTAGATGAAGAAGGTTTTAAAACACCTTGTTCTTTTTGTGTTCTAGTTCCATATCTAGGATCAATATTGCCTTTTGAATCCTTGACAATTTTTGATGTTGGATTGGGTGCTTTAGCAATATTTCCTGATGGTCTAGTTGTACCTTTTTTAGGAGCCATTATACTTCCACCACCCTAATGGTTTGAGATGGTCCACTTTCATTTCTTGCATATTGCATTTCTGAAACGATAAACTGTTTTGTATTATTGATAAATTTATCACCTGTTGGCATCTCATAATCTATTGTAACAATATCTCCAAGTTGTAAGTGTGGCATTGCAAATACCTCTAACTGTATATTTTTTCTTGGCTTAATTGTCTTTGAGGTTATCCATCCCATTAAAGAGTTTGCCAAATCTTGATCTTGAATATATGGCGAGTCTAATGTAAATTCTCTTTTGCCATATTTAGATCTGCTTCCTAGTATAGTATCATAAATCTTCTCTTGTCTTTCTGGATTTGTAATAATATTATTTATAATTAATGGGTCAGCAAAATTTGCTCTTTCTTTATAATAATCGTCTACTGTTAAAGTATGTGTAGTATTCTGAGTAAAGGAAAGGCCAACAATTCTTAAGAATGTTCCAGATGTTTCATCCAGAACTATAGTCTTGTCAGTAGAATTAAATATTAAGAACTCTGCTCCGTATGATCCAGCGTAGAATCCAGATGTCGTATAAGTTTTTTCATTATTAAAAGTAGGTGCTAACATGGCATAGAATGCTGGATATGCTTTGTCATACTTAATATTAAAGTATGCACACTCTCTCATGATAGTTCCAAATTCATCATAGTATATGTCATACTTTGGAGATGTAACGCTGCTTACACCAGATAGGTATGAACCCTTAATAAATCCAGACAAGGCGTATTTATTTAATGCCTCTGAGGAAACAATTTCACTATCTCCAAATGTTGCTGCAATATCTTTTACTATAGGAACGTTCTTTTCTTTGCTCATCAAGTTTTCTAGTGCATATACGTTTTCAAACATACACTTTGAAGATGCTCTAACGAATAGTGCCATGTTGTTATATTTAGGAAGTGGATCTGCATCATCAACTATTGCTATATTTGTTCCATTTAGATACAGATAGAATCTTCTAGATGTTCCTAAATCTTCATATTCAACTGATAAGTCGTATACAGTTGGATTTTCTGTGCTCATAAGTCTATCTTGCCCAACAAATCTTCCTTCATCTACTAATATCTTTGACAGTCCACCCCAAAGTTTTTGAGGCAACTCGATAGTCTGTCCATCTTTAGTTGCTGGAACAACCTTGTAGAACAAGATATTATGAAGAACTGAACTTTCTTCTCCTGTTTCTGAATCTTTTAAATTAAAGTTTTGTAGATTATCAGATGTCAATGAGCATATTTCAAAGTAGTATCCATAATTAGTATTGCTATTAATCATGATTCCTATACCGCCAGAACCACCGCTTAGTGTTGCTACTTGCTCAGCACTTTGTGATTGAACTGAATAGTATTCTGAAGCATTTGTAGGTGTCTGGACTCTAGAACTTGTCTCATACTTACCAATGATTCTCATTCTTGTTCCGAAGTGTTTAAAGTCTGAACTTAGTTCCTTTGCAACATAACTTACAAAGTTTTTAGATGTGATACCTGTTGGCATAGGACTTGGCCCTGTAAATATTAATGCCGATGATTGAACTGTTCCAGATATTGTAGTTTGCAGTTGTCTTCTAATATCTTCTGTTGGAAGACTTTCTCTGTTGAAGTTAACAAGAACTCCAGTTCTAGATGACTGCTGCGAAACAGAAGCACTAACTGCATTAGGTATTGCACTAGCACTTACCAAAGGATCTATTGTTAATTTAGTAGGAAGAGCAATGCTCTTTGTTGGAACTGTTGTAAATAAGTAGTTTGCATCCATATTGATACCACGAACATTTGTATTATCTGACCAGTATGAGTTTAGTCCTGCTTCATGACCAGTTACCTCTGTTCCAAACTGACCACGTCCGTGAGCCTTGACTGCACCATTTTTAAATCTAACTTCTACATTATTTGTATTTGTAGATATCTCTTCATAGAATGGTTCTGCATAAATTCTTATTAGTCCTGTAGGATACATTTTTCCATTAAATGGTAATTGACTAAAGTATTTTTGATATTCTTGATTACTTGATATCCATTGTTTTGTAGATCCAGATATTGCATATTCTACTGCATCATACTTAATAATTTCTCCATTTGCATATAGATACCCCTGAAATCTTGGAAGCCAATATACGTTTTCTCCTAGGTCAAGAATATTGTTTGTGATTGCATTGTTAACAATATATGGGACACTTGCTGTAAGGCTTGTGTTTAACCCTGCTGCTCCTAAAGCATATGATGAACTTTTTGCACTTTCATTAATTGTCTTACTTGCAGTATCTCCAGCAACTTCCCAAAGCAAAACAGGTTGATACCTATATGTTCTATCTTCGTCTACATAGTATGCTTGCTGCAATGATGATGGTGCTCTTTGTATGTATCTGGTTGTATAGTTAATTGTTCCAGCATTAAAAACTGTAGTTTCTCCATCTAAGATGTCAACTATATTTGCTATATTGCTATCTTGATTTTGTCCATAGAGAACTATATCGGTAGGTCTTGTTCCTGGCTCTGGCAATAAGTATTCTTTTGACATAACCACAAGGTTGTTATATTCGTCAAAGAAGATTGCGGTTTGAGTTGCCACTGCTAGTCTTTGTAATACTTCAGCAACACTTAGGTCTGGCTCAACAAAAAAGTATGGGATTACTGGATCGTTTGCATTTGAGATTCCTTTAAATACATAGTTACTAAATCCAATATTGTCTAGCAACACTGCCACAGCGTATGTGAGTGTTATGTTTTGTAAAAGTATGCTAGGTGTTTTTTGTGTTTCTAGTCTAAAGAAAGCATCTCTTAATGATATATTTAAGTCTGCGTTTTCATCTGTAATTGATGGAAAGTTTTCTCCATATAATGTTTTGACAGGAATAAACTTATCGTATCCACCTACTCCTAACACTACGTCATAGAAATCAAACTTTACATTAGGCTTTAGTAGGTTGTGAACCAAACTGCCTTGATTGTTTTCAAATATATTCTGTTCTGCAAATGCAAAATCATGATTCATTAAATCTAGGCTTCCGTTTGATGCAAGCAAACCTCCAACTGGTAGGCCTTTATCTTTTGCTATAGACTTGTTAAAATTAAAACCTGTTACGTAATCAGTTATATCTGCCTTTAGCCTAGGACTTAGTTCAATCAAATCAAAGGTAGTATTTGGGCCATACATAGTCTCTACCACTACTCTTAGTCCCTTAATCATTGCAAGGTCTCTAAACACTGTTGTAGTGCCGCTAATGTAGTATTCTGGGTTGGTTAATGATCTTACTACACCTAGTCTTTTAGTATCGTCTGTTTCTAATAGTTGAAATTTATAATCTACATTATATGTTTCCCACTCTAAATCTTCTTGATCCCATATCTTTAATAAGCCTGGATTATTTTCATCAGAATCAATAATGTATGCTTCGCCTTGAACTCCAGATGATGGTAGGTTTTCTATTTGTATATAATCTACAAAGTTAAAGGATGTTTTAAATTTTTGAGGGACAACTATTCCATAGTATAGTTCTACGTATCCATCCCAACTAACTATATTAGAGCCATCTGACTTTAAAGAATTTTCATCAAAACTAATTGCATTTACCCAGTTATTAGTTTCATTCAAATATTCAATAGACCATCTTTTTGGAATACTTGATTTTGTTCTATCTCCCAGATAGTCATTTACTAGATTTCCATCTTTATTTCTAAATGTAGATAATGCTGATTCAGCAAGATTAGTCTGCATTTTGACTACAATTCTATTTGTTGGAATATTATTCTTGTATATTACGAATGGAGAAGTATCATCTATTGAGTATCCTATTCCAGTAGTATCTAATGATTTAGATATACCTCTTTCTACCCCGCCTTCTTTTCGGTAGGAGCACCAGTATTTAAATGAGTCATCTCTGGAAGCCATGTAGTATCTTGGCCTACGTGCTGATCTGATGTTGTCAATATACTTTCCTGATTCTAAAAATAGAACCTTGTTAATTCCAGATCGTGGTCTAAATTGGTCAAAGCATTGTCTTAAGTCAAAGTATAGGTCTCTTGCTTTTTCAGCAGTATAAAATGTTTGAAGTTGTCCAGCGTTATTGATGTATGTTTCAGATTGAGAAAATGACTTGGTTGCCTCAGTATAAAAATCTTCTAAATCAAATGAGTCGTAAACTGTAGTTAGTAATGAGTATGGAGATGACTGTTCATTCTTTCTATATCTATAATTACCATATCTATCTATGGTTTCGTAATCATTAAGATTCCACTCTGCCGTAACAAAGCCTTCTGTTTTAATAGTATTATTTTTGTATAAATGTTCTTTTAACGCTAAATCAGAAAACATTATACCTCCTCAAGAGAGAGGGATATATTCCAAAAGTCGTATGTGCTTCCACTTCTTTTTACAACATTATAATTAAAGGATGAAAAATAAACTTCTACTACTTCGTTATATTTTGCTAAATTGTTATATTTATCTGTTGTAAACTTATCATATCTATCATATGCTAAAAACATATAAAATGGTCCTTGGTGATCTTCATACCACTTTACTATTTCTACACCCCCAGCACCACCATCTGATGTGTATTGAGTAAGCCCAGATGCTTTGATACCAGTATCACTAAAGTTTGGATCTCCGTTGAATGATCTAGATGGAATATTTTCCCAATTAACTGAGTAAGCATTTTTATCAGCAATGTGATATGAACGCATAGTTCCGTTAATCATTCTTCTACGATTTTCAATTCTAACAGGGTTTACACTTATTTCTGCTCTATTATCGTCAGACAAAATTATAAAGTCTTCAAATTCATTACCTTCTGGAACTAATAATCCATCATCTAAAACACCAAAGTTATTGGCAAATGCTATGGCTTGAGGCCTGCTATATTTCCATCTATTTTGTATATACGCTCTGGTTGCCATTAAACTCTACTTCCCCTAATAGATCTACCTTGATTCATTTTAATTCTAGATACTACTGCTGTTGCTATATCATCTGCAGATGCATTTGTATCAGCAACATTGACACTAACGCTATAATTATTATACACTGGAGCGTTCACTGTAGACACTACTGTGTCACTTACTGGAACTTCTGGTGACATATCAAGCGAACTCATGCTTGGGAAAACATCGCTATTTAACGCTTTTAATAAAGGCATATTTGCTTGAGCAACTGATTTACGAACTACAAATTCTCCAGGAGTTAATAATGCTGGAACTTTATCACTTATTCCAGTTCCAGGAACCTCCATACCATTGGCTGCTCTAATAAATCCACCTTCCAACTGTGCTTCCAGTTCCTTTGGTTTTTGCTATCCAAAGTTGGTTGTATCCCTGTATTGCCTTGTTAATTCCATCAAGTTCTGTTTTCCATCTATTAAATTCTGCATCTTCAATTTGTTGAGTAAGTCCTAATCTTTGCTCTTCTATTGTTCTTATTGCTTGTTTATAAGGAAGTGACTCTTGCTCTCTTTGGAATATGATATCTTCCAATGCCTGTATTTGTAAATCTCTTTGATATATTCTTTCTCCAATTTCATCAATCTGAATTTGAATTTGTTGTTTGGTTAGAAGTTGTCCATTTACTTCTGCTGTAAGTGATGATAGTTCTGCTTGTCTTTGATTTTCTAGTGCAGATCTTGTATCTTCTAATTGTGCAGTTGCATAGTTTGCAGACATTTGTGCTGCTGCACTTGCGGCTGCTCCAAAGTCTCCACCAGTTAAGGCACCTGCTAAAGATATTCTTCCTTGTTGTTGTTGAGCAATTCTGTCGTTTGCTTGAGCAACCTTATCTAATGCTTTAAATCTAGCATCATAAACATTATTTACAGTTTCTTCTTTCTTGGTAATTTGATCAATTGCTCTATTTCTTAATTCAGTCTGTCTAGTATCTAGTTCATTTTGTCTTGATAGTTTATCAATTTGATCTTGCTCTATATCATTTAATCTTTCTTTCTTTTGAATTTCTCTTTGTAGTTGTGCGATTTGATAGTCTTTAATCTTAACAGCATCATTTAAATTCTTAATGTTTTGCTCTTCTGTACTCATCAATACAAATGACAAAACTTTTGAAGCATCTTGTTGGTCTTTAAGAAGTTTAATTGCTTCTTTTCTTTGAGAGTTTGACATCTCTAATAAGTCTGCCTGACTTAGCAATGCAATATTTTGTGGTTTTAATCCAGAGCCAAGAAGTCCTTGAACTGCTGATGAATATTTTTTAGTTTCTTCAGTTTCTCTCTTAATTCTTGCCCATGCTGATTCTTTTCCAGGTTCAGGAACTTTTGGACCAAAATCTCCAAACTTAGCAGCATTTGCTGCTGCTTCTTCTCTTAACTTACTAGTTAATAATCTTCTGTCAAGTCCTTCTTTGTTTAATACACCATCTGGAGCATTGCTACCTGCTAATCCTTTAACGGCCTCAACTGATATATATGAGCCAAGTAGTTGTGCCCATCCAACAATAATGTCTGTTGACTCAGTTCCACCAAATGCTTCTTTCATACCATCAATGATTGCTTTCTTTTCTTCTTCTTTAATATTTGGCATTTGTGCAAAATACGCATCTTGCATTTGCTTTACTTGATCTTCAACTTGTTTTTGAGCGGCTGCGGCTGCTGCTGTTGGAACAGTCACCACTCCAGTTCCAGCAAGAGAATCTACCTCTTTTGTTTCTTTTAATATTCTATTAAATTCTTCTAGGTTGTTTGAACCAGTAATTTCTATAAATGATGTTAATGCTTCTGCGTTAAAGTTTCTAGCATTCTTATCTAATTGTTCAACCTCTTTGTTATATTGTTCTAATGTAATTTGTCCATCATATAATTGAATTTCTAATGCATCCATATTTTGTTTTTGGATTAAGGCATAGTTTGATATTCCTGATGCTAATGCTTTTGTAGTGTTTATTGATATGGCCTTTGATTCATCATCAACTAATCTAGTAAGTGGTCCCCAGAATCCGCTAGTCTCTGCCTTATACTGATCTTCTGCTATCTTTTTAAGTGATGCAGGATCTATAGTAGGTGCTATTTCTCCTATAATCTTTACTCTATTATCTTTAATTAATTCACCTTTAGGTCCTATTAATTCAGTTATTCTACCTGATGCATCTATTGCTAATTTTTCATCATTAAGAGCATTTCCAATTTCTACCGCCACACCTCTTGCTTCTTCTGGTGTAATTACTCCAGCCAAGACTGATCTTGTAAGTTGATTTCTTAATAGTTCTACTGCATCTTCACCATTTTTCTTTGCTGTTTCTATATCGCTAAGAATTTCTTTAGCAGCGTCTGTTTTCATAAATTGACTTGCTTGTTGTTGTGCTTCTTGGCCAATTGCACCGCCAGCGGCTTGTGCTCTTAGTGCTGTAAGTTTTTGGGTTGGGGTTTGTCTACCAAATGCTGCAGCCATATTATTAACGCTATTAACTCCACCAGACATTGCTTCTGAAAGTTCTGCACCAGCATTCTTTACGTTATTCATAGTTTGAATTACTTTATAGGTTGCAAATGCTGCACCAGAAACTGCGGCTATCCATCCAGTACCAACAAGGCCTATTCTTCCTATAACTGGTCCAACTTTTGACAATACCTTTGATGTTATGTTAAATTGTTCAGACAGTTTAATTGGTGTTCCCATCATTCTTTTAAGTGCAAATTGTACTGCTCCACTAACTGCAGTTGTTCCAGCAAGAGATAATGCAAGACCACCCATTGTTCCTGCTAATTTATTTCCTGCTTCCATTAATGGCATAAACAGTGCCATTTGAGCACCAGTTCCAGCAACCATTGGCAAATAACTTTTTAGCATTCCACCTCTACTTGGTGATGGTACAAATGCTGCTTGAGTAGTCATTGTTGATCTTTGTGGTGTTGCACCAAATGTTAATGGTGATCCAGTAGTTACCCCACCTGGTGTTCCATCGTTTGCATATAGAACTCCGCCCTTAACCATTCCACCTTTATTTAATCTTTGTCCATTATTAATAGCGTTTAGCAAAGGCATGTTTGCTTGTGCTGATTTTCTATTAATTACAAATTCTCCAGGTGTAAGCATTGCTGGAACAGTATCTTTATTTGTGCTTCCAAGAATTGATCCACCAGCATTTTTACGTTGTAGTCCACCTCTTCTTATTGCCTTTTTGGCTGCTTCATAAAAAACTGCAATACCTTTTGGACTTTTTGCTATATTGAGAGTTTCTTCTTTTACTCTTGTACTATTTTCTGCATATGATAAAAACTTGGGAATGTCTGCTTCTGCGACTCCAAGTTTTCTTAGTAAGTTTTCATAATTAACAAGTTTAGGTTGTTTTCCACCAACTGCACTAGATACAGGACTTCCACCTAATGTTCTTAATCTATCAGCAATGGCCTTTTCATCGTCTAATCTAAGAAGGCTTTCTGTATTTATTAATTCATTAAATTCTCTTAATACTTGAACTGGCGATTCTGCAAGAGGCTTGTATGCCTTTGTAACTATAGGCTCAAAGGTAGCGTCAGTTATCATTGCATTTGGATTCTTGTCCAATTCATCAATTAGATTTTTTATAATTTCATCTAATACAGAGTTGTACTCTTTATCAAATAATCTACCAATCTGTGCTGGCTCCATAGCGGAAATAAATCTATTTAACTGTCCTTGTTGTGTAGAAAATATCTCCTTGCCATTTGCCTGTATATAGTCACGGACTCTTGATGCTCTTACTCCACTTGATTTAAAGTTTTGATTCATCCAATCTGGAAGATCCATAACTCTATTCTTCAAAAACTTTACTGGTGTTCCTGCTTTGAATCCTCTTGAACCATCAAAAGTGTCTTGTCCTAAAATACCTGATCTGCTTAATGTTGTGTGAGATGCCTGAGTTATTCCTCCTGACTCACGTATATCAAAGCCCATTGAGGCAACTTTTTGTGCTCTTGCACTAGCATTTTTTGGAATATCAAATATCTCTTCAAATACTTTGTATACTTCTTTTGAACCTATTCTTCCAGTTGATTTTTTATCTGCCTCAGCCAATAATTTTCTAACAAACTCTTGACCTTTTCCAGAACCTTCTTCATCAATAAAATCAATTGCATCTTTAAATACTTTAAATGATTTTCTATTTTCTACTGGTTGTCCTTTAACATTTGTAGACCATTTTGTTGGATCTTTTGTAAACTTATTCAATTCTATTCTTAATTGAGTATCTGATGGAGGGAATCCATATGCATTTCTTTTACTCTTTACTACCCCGCCAGCATTGTAGCCATTATTGATTGCTTTGAGCAATCCTAAGTTTTGTTGAGTAGATTGTTTATTAACTACAAATTCTCCACCTGTAAGCATGGCTGGAACAGTATCTGTGTTGCCAGTTCCTGGAACAATGCCACCTGTTGATCTTTTAATAACCCTAGGAACACTTGTGGCAGCCTTTTGTCCTGTAGCAAACATTGTTGGATTTAGTAATGCTGCTTCTTTTTGTGCTGCAATCTGTCTATACAGTGCAGTTGTATATGCTTCTATTGCTGCTCTTGAATTATTTTGAGTTGCAGCCTGTTCTAATATTGCTCTATTTGCTATTTCTGTTGCACTACCAAGTTGTCGTGCTGCATTTGCTGCATCTATTTCTGAAAGACTTAAATATTTTGATGATTGAGTTAGTGATTGAAATGCTGCTAATATTCCACTCTTTTTCCAAGTTGCTCCGAATATAACTATGCTTTGACTCATCTTTGCCAAGGTTCCAACTAAGTTCATAAATAAACC